ACGCCGATCCCGACCATGCCCGCCCGCGTCAACATGCGGATGGCCAGTTTGTTGTCCACCGGTGTCACGCCGACAAGGGTATCCAGCACGTAGCCGCCATGTGCCTGCATGGTGAGGGTCCGAAACAGGCACTCCCTGGCAACCTGCACTGCCTTGCCGTGAATCGCCGGAAATCCGCAAAAGTGAATCCTGGCTGAGCGCCCCTCAAAGGTGTTCAACCAGAAGATCGCCATGATCTCGTCGTCCCCGCCATAGACCACAAAGGGCCACGTATCCCGCCGCTTCATCTCCCGCACAAACCCGGCCCGATCCGTTACGGTCCGGTCATAAAACACGACCGGCAAGACCCCCTGGTCGTGGATCATGTCGAAGAGGTGCGCCAATTCGGAATCCTTGAGGGTGGGGATGCCGTCTATCTCGCAGTAGGGGAGGATGGTTGTGGACACGCGGTTACTCCTTGATAAGAAAATCCAGCGCCATGGCATCGGATGCGCTCATGACGGCATCGACCAATGCCTCGTCGGGATGCTCGCCCCAGAAGCGTGGATCGGTCATGTCGTATACTGCTCGTGTGATCACTCTCATCGGATATCGTCCTTGGTAATAATGCCCATGTCGATCAGGTCGCCAAGGGTCACGGCCTTGTTCATCTTGTCGCCGCGCACGCCCATCAGGGTTTCAAGCACCTCGCGCACGCGGGCGAGGAACCTTGCCAGCCCTGCGGGTGTGGTCGGCTCGAAGTCGGGAAATCCTGTAATCATGCGATCATCTCCGTGATTGATGTGCCCAGGCGGACCTGGGTGACGGGAAAATTGCCCTCGATCTGGAACTCAAACTCCCTGCCGACAAACCCGGTAGGCAACCTGAGTGGCCGATTATCCCTGATCGTCTGCGAAAACACCAGCCGACCGTCAACGTACAGGCGGAACATGATGCCCGGACCGAGCATGGTTGTCAGGTCGCGCAGGGTATCCCCGTTAACGACCGTCTCGTTGAACATCACCTCGTTCAAGGCCCCCATGAGCCCCCCGGCGTCAATAATCGCCTGGTTCTCCGCCTTGAGCTCGTCGGTAACCAGCACCGTCTGGGTGGCCTCGGCATAGGCGGCGACAACCTGGGCCGCTGACAGGTTGATGTTCGGGGAGATGGCAAACCGCTTGGACCGCCACCTGAAATAAAGGGTTCTGAAGATGTCGTCCGACTGCTCCCACCCGGCGATATATTGCGTACCCCCTGACTTGACGATCAGATACAGGGAGTTGTCAGCATCATCCACATACATGCCCGAACAGGACAGGGCGAGGGTGGTATGTCCGGACGCCTGGTGGCGGAAGTCGATGGCATGGCCCGTGGTTGCGCCTGAGCTGGTCGAGAAAAAGAGATATCTGCCGTCAACGGCAGCAGCCGTGATGGTTGCCGGGGTCAGCCCCACCCATTCGGCTTCGGAAAAAATAGATCCGGTCAGCAGAACGGCGGTCTGCCCGTTGCACAGATAGAGTCCGTCAGGTCCGGCAAAAAGCACCCCGGCCTCGGTGGACACGATAGATCGCTTGGACAGGCAGGGAACATTGCCCGGAAGTCGGACAACACTCATTGATTCCGGAGCGGAGCCGGACATGACGTACACCGGCCCCTTGGTGAGCACGACAATCGAGGTTCCCACAACACCGAGTCCCACGATATCGAACGGGACCATATAACTATGCGCATCGGGATAGGCGTAGGGGATGGCCGGTTCGGAGAGTCGGACGGATCGCCCGGTAAACCCGGCCAGTATCGACCCGGGCAGAGCTGTCAGCCCTTTGAGCGTTTCAGGCGGGGGAAGATAGGTTTCGGTTTGCAGGGTATCGCCGGAGGTGGCCGACATGGTGTCCGAGTACGAGGTCGCCGGATCGATCTCAGCCACAAACTCGTACTCGGCAGTACCCGAAGATCCGGAGATGAGCCTGTAAATGCGCATCTTTGTGATCCCGTAGCCTGTCGGGGGCGTAGTCATCCCGGTTATCTCGGCGGTATCTCCATCGCAGATCTCGACAACGGTCGAGGGAGCCGAGTTGGCCCCCTCCCATCCCTGGGCGTTGACATAGGTGTACACGTGCGACACCTGCTGCGGATTCTCCGTCCCGGACCCGGACTTTGCCGTTGCGGGCGCGGTCGCAGGAACCGGCAGCCCCAGCGGGAAAACATCCCCGTTTTTTGTCCGATACTTGGGCGATCCGTCCCCGGTGTACATCAGGATATCGAGGTCGTCCTCGGCCAGCAGCGACCGCACGCAATCAACATCCGTGTTCCACGCCAGCCATTCATCGCGGTATTTCCAAACCGTCAGCGCCGTACCCGTTGTTGCAACCCCTTCCACCTGCGTCCACCCGGCCCAGGGTCGGAGCTCTCCCGACCAGAGCTTGCAGTTTTCAGCCACCTGGGCCTCGGACACCTCAAGGGCGCCGGGCGCGGTGACGGGCCGCGTACCTGAAAAACCTGGTCCTATGACAATCTGCATACCTAGACCGCCTCGATAGATATGGTCCCAATATCCACGCCAGTGGCTGAATCCGCTGTCACTGCGTGGGCTGCGGTGTCCGCACTCGTGGCTGAATCCGCTGTCACTGCGTGGGCTGCGGTGTCCGCTACGTCCGCGCTGGCTGCCCGGCCATAGTATTTGGGCGACGCCGAGACAGCCCCGCCCACCTCCACGGCGGCGAGCCCGGCATCGATAACCGCGTTCTCGACAACGACCGTAGTGGCATCGTCGTCAACAGAGTATGTCGAGGAGACGATATAGCCATCATCATTGGCCGTCTGCCACAGCCTGATGGCCCGATAGGTGTGATACCGCGCTGTCTTGTCACCCGCCACAACCAGGGTATCCGCGCCCACATACGAGACAGCAGCGTCTTCCCTGATCCACCAGACATCCATCAGCCCGGTTATACTCCCGGCGGTCACGCGGAGTTCCACCGGAGCGCCCTTGGAAAATGCCAGTGCGGCTGTCGATCCCTGGGCCCGCTCGATGGTGAACGTATCTCCCACCCGGGCCGTGACCTTGACGATCTCGTACCGCTTGAGCACGTCCACCAGGGTCAGAAAAAAATAGTCGTCGTACACGCTGATGGCAGGGAAACGACCCCCCTGGCCAGACTCCAGCTCAAGCGACGTGGCCGTGTCGGAGATGCCGCTGGCCAGCACCCCGCTTGCATTATCTGACATCAAAGGTCTTCCCATACACACCTCACGTAAACGTATAGTATCTGTCTATTTTCTTGATAATTGCAAAAAACGGCAGCTCCTGGGCATACCGCTCAATCTGGTCAATCAGCACATCCGAGCCCGTGAAAAACACCTTCCGGTCCTCGGAGCCGGGCTGGCTGAACTGGATGGTCAGACACTTTCCCGACTTGTTCTTGTTTTTGTACTTACTCTCGCTGGTGCGGTAGTCGATGACAAGGATCTCGTGGTTGAGCACCGCATCCAGGCGGACCTTGTCGCCGTCAAGCGGCCCCTCCTCCTCGGCAAACTCGCTAAACCGCTTGGGATGCGCAGATAGTGTCGATGTCATCCTGAATCTCCTGCAAACAAACCGACAATCGGAAATGGTAGCTATTGGCCCATTTGAGCCATCCCCATGTAGAGGCGACCGACGAACGGTACCTTTCAAGGGTAATGGCGCCCTTGCTGTACAGCTCTGGCAGCCGCACCAGCCGCCGCCTGACCCTGCGCGCCGTTGATTTACGAAGCAGAATCTTGTTGGGAAAATGGCGGTATCCCAGGAAATCAACCCCCTGTGTGACCGGTGCGATATCGCAGCGGCTGTATGTCAAACCCAGTCGGTCGCCGATATATCCACGGATAACCTCCCGGGCATCCCGCAGCACCGCCTTTGAATCGTCGAACAGGATAAAGTCGTCGCAGTAGCGCACATATCCCTTGATCCGCAGCCGATGTTTGACCAGCATGTCCACCTCATTGAGATACAGGTTCCCCTTCCATTGCGAGGTATAGTTCCCGATAGGCACATTCTTGCCCCCGGGCAGTGCGTAGATGATGCGACCAAGCAGATCCAGCGTGCGCTGACACTTGATCTTGCGCTTGATGATCGCAAACAAGATGTCGTGAACCATGGACGGATAAAACTTGGAGATGTCGCATTTGAGAAAATACCTGAACCGCCTGACAAATTCCATGGTCTTGCGACAGCCCGCGTGCAGGCCGCGCCCCGGTATGCACGCATACGACTCGTTGATAAAAAGAGGCGTCCAGATCGGCTCAAGGATATTCATGATGGCGTGCTGCACAATCCTGTCGGGATAAAACGGAAGAATATAGATATCCCGCGTTTTCGGCTCGTAGATGGTCCTGACCCTGTACGGCGATGTCTGAAACCGGCCCGACACAAGCTCCTCGCGCAGCTGCTCCATGCGGTCGGCACAATGAGTTTCCACCGCCTGCACCGTGCGCTGCCACCCTTTGCCCTTTTTGGCCCGGGCAAATCCGGCATGCAGGTTCTCGGGAGAGACGATCCGGTCAAACAGGTTGCCGTGACGTTTCACTGCATATCCTCGTTTGTTTTTGGGCGGTCAGACGTTCGCCGGACTGCACTACTAGCCTGGCCGCCCCTCCGTCGGGTATTTTGCCTGTCGGTCGTGAGACCTACCGGGCAGGGTCGATGTGCCCAGCCGTGGAGTTGTGTGGCAAACAGTCAAAAAAAACTGACCATCCGCAAGCCGCATCGCTCCTCGTATCCGTGACCCCGCGCACCCCGTTATTCGCATTCAGATTGAGCGGCGAATTATTCCAATTCGAGCTGCGGGACCCGCAATTCGCGCCATTGTCCCAATTGCCGCCAAAAAGCGCACGGGAGGCACACCCACCAAAAGTATAAACCGTAGAGTAAAAAAACCGCCGACCGATTAGCGGCCTCCGGCCAACGGCTCCGCGACCCCGCGCACCCCGCGAGCCGCAGCCAGAGCGAGCGGCGAAGCACTCCAAGCCGAGCCGCGGGACCCGCAAGACGCGCCATAGGCCCAAGAGCCGCCAAAAAGCGCACGGTTCGGGGCTAGATAATGCTGACCAGCAACGCCCGTGTCATTTCCGTCGTAGGCATTTTCCCATGACGTAGTGCCACCGGCTTCCGCCTCGATCCCCCATTGCCAGAGCGCACCGCAGCAGTCCTCAGCCCCGTGGTTGGAGATCATCCTCCGGCCTGTCGTGTCCACATGCCCCCCGGTCGTGACCGGGTCTGCGGACTCAACAATATTGGTACCCTGGTTGGAGCCCAGAGATAGGGACACAAACTCGCCTTGAAAGGGCATCCTGTTGCCGATGCGCCGGAGCCATTGGTCAAATTTATACCAATGGAACGTCTCTGGGCTGGCTCCGTCTGCGGTTACTCCGTTATACACAGAGACGAGTTCCCCGCCCGACACGCTGGCAAGGTATATCATGGCCCATATCCCGGAATCCGGGTCGTAAAACCGGCCCTCAACAGGGCCATGTGGACGATGGTTCAGGCACCAGACCGAGCGCGGCAGTACATCTCCGGCAACAAAGCCGGAAAGATCGTGACCAGCTATCGTCCCAACTCCAAGACAGAGAGTATGATACCCACCGATCTTGCGTGAGTTGTCCGCGTTATATCCCGACGGGTAGGTAGCGTTTGCAGATTCCTTGATGGTCGCATCCAGACCGTCTGCCGTACAAAGATACACGTAATAATCCTTGCCCGGCTCAAGGGCGCCTGTGTCAAGTTTGGAGCCTGCCACCCATGTGATATCGGCATCTGTCTCAAACAGGCTGTAGTCAGTCCCGTTGTACAGAATTGCGAACTGGGTGTTTTTTACCAGTACCATGTTTTCCCCGTCCGTACATGTCAGATACGGAGAGGACAACGCGCGCATGTCAGGCGCCAGGCGGGAGATCGGTTTAATTGCCATTGATGATACCCTCCACTTCTGCAACGTCGGTAAAGCCCAGCCGGTAGATGCGCGAGTTTGGATCTTCAACCAACTCCTGCTGAATATATCTCACGGTATCAGTCATCTCGTCCCGCATGGTATACACCCGGTGGGTCGCATCGGTTATCCCGTCCGCCTCGGACGCCACCTGCCCGGTCGGTCGCCAATAGTTGAGTTCCTTGGGATCGATGATCCCCTGGAGAAAGGCTTTAACCTCGTCCGGACAATCAGGCAGCAGGTTCATGATATCCGCCTTGGTGTTGATGTATTTTGGAAAACCTCTCATTTACGCGATACCTCCGATAGTAAAATCATTGTAATACGCCTCAACCAGATCCTGAGCATCCTCGGCCTTGCCTTGAGCGATGATCGCTGCATCCCGCGCCCCCTCACTCGCAAGCTGGGCCGCTTCTGCAAAACCCTGGGCCTCTTCGGCCAGCCCTTGCGCGTCTTCGGCATGACCCTTTGCGATCACCGCCGCATCCTTGGCCGCAACCGCCAGATCCACCTGGGTGCCACCCTCTGTGGTGACCCGGCCCACCTGGGTATCCCCCTCGGCGGTCACACGCGCATCCTGGGTATCCCCTTCAGCAGACACACGCGCCACCTGGGCATCGCCCTGGGAGGTAACCGCTGCCGTCTCCGTGTCGCCCTGCGAAGCGACCCGCGCCACCTGGGTGTTTCCGGCAAGAGTCACCCCGTCAAGAATGTCCTGGGCATCGTTTCTGGCCTGTTCGCTGCCACTCTGTGCCTCTTCGGCCAGCCTTTGCGCGTCTTCGGCCAGACCCTGGGCCGTTTCTGCCAGCCCCTGGGCGGCCTCTGCACCGGACCGGGCAGCTATCGCACCGGTTTTTGCCTCGGTCGCCAAAGCCACCTGGGACGACCCCTCTGTGGCCACACGAACCACTTGCGTGTCACCCTCTGTGGTCACCCGAACCGACTGCTCATACCCCTTGTCAACAATCCGGCTCACCTGGGTATCGCCCTCGGCGATCACGGACGTGATCAGGATCGTTCCGGCCCCGCGCAGGTCGTACCGGTCCAGATCGCAGATCTCTTCGAGATTGCAGTTTGAATTGGGTACGACCGCGTACATGCGCACGGTCTTTGTCGGGGTGATGATCTTGAACAGATATTCCGAGCCCTCGGAGCCGAGCTCGTTGGGAAAAACGTCGAGCACGGCGGTGCCTGTCGCGTCCGTGTCCGCCTCGGACTGTCGGGGAACAATATAGCCGTTGTACCGCTCAATGGTCTGTAGCTTGGCCAGTATCTTGGCCCCGGAAACAGGCTCTCCGGCCTGGTCCTTGACCCGTGCGGTAACGGAAACGGTAGGTATGTCTGCCATGGGATATCCTTACAAAAAAAAATCAGACGAACCGGACGGGCCGGACGCTGAGGGTTGCTGTCTGTCGGCCCGAACGGACCGTATCGATCTTTGCCCGGGCCACGCCGGAACAAAACTGCGCATAGTGAAACGAGGCCGACTGAGGATTCCCCCATGTTTTGGTGGGATTGGTCTGTAGCCGATACAGCGCGCCATGGGCCACGGTGTCGGAGTAGTTGGAAACGATCCAGTCGGGGAGCTCTGCGGCCTGGCGCGTGGGCCGAAGCGCCACCGTCACCTGACCCGTGCATTGTCGGCTGGTCGGCGCGGCAAGCTGGACGGTCAGCCCGTCCAGAGAGACGGACGCATCCCGACCCAGAACCAGCTTCTGGCCGTCAACCGTACAGGCGATCAAACGGGATATTTCCGAATGGGCAGGAATGTCGTCGATATCCATCTCCTCGGCCCCCTCGAAAAGGAGGGTCGAATCGGACATGTGTCGCCACACCAGCGACTGGTTGCACAGCTCGCGGCAGGCCCACACAATGGCCGTCAGCATGACTTGCTTTGGCGCGTCGGATACCTCGATGCGCACCTCGGGCAAAAAATCGGCATAGATGGCCATTACGCACCCACCCCCTTGACCTGTACCGGAAAGAACAGGTCGGCTTTCAGTTTAACGCCCAGGGATTGATAAAAGGCCGTGGCGCAATGCTGGGCCCGCGCGTAATTTGCGTCCGAATTGTCGCCCGCGTAGATCAGATAGAGCATCCACTGCTGCACGGGTCCGGCAAAGGTGTCCGGAATGGGCAGGGGATCTGACGGAGAGACAATGATGTCCGGCTCCGAGGAGTAGGTGACCTCCACGTATGTCCGCTCGGACAACGAGGGGGAGACATAGTAAACCTGCGGATTGAGCAGCTTGTCATAGGCGTAGTTGTCCACCTCTGTCCCGGTGATGTTCCAGTCGTAGGCGCCCATGGCCTCACGTGTGACCTTGAAGCACGGCTCGCCGGGCACGGTCCCGTCAGCTCCCATGTTCTGGATCACCTCAAGCAGGGACAGGGCGTTTTTCGACGCCGCGTGCACAACCACGGAAGGAATGGTCTGCCTGGACCCGATTTCGAGCTGGATGGCCTCGGTTACTGCCGTGGCATCGGGCCGGTTCTGGACGATCTCGCGCAGGGCGGCATTGGCCAGATCCACCAGCGTGATCCCGCCCTCTGACGACTCCCACGGCCACCGTCTGGCCTCGCCGACATCCTGAAGCTGGCCGGAAAGCAGGGTAAAAATATCAGAGACGAGCATAACGATTCCTGTTCATAAAAAAGGCCGGACCGTTAAAACAGCCCGGCCTGTAGGGTTTACGTTGCGGAAACCGCACTTCCAAGGGCGATCTGCAACCAGTTCGTCCCGTTGCTGTATGCCAGACATGGCGAGCCCGCAGCTCCATCGGAGCAAACCACCAACATACCCTCGTTTGCGGTCGCATCGGGAAGCTCTGCGACAGCAGCCGAGGGAAGAGTGATTGCACCGGTCACGTCACCAGTTACGTCCCCGGTTACATCGCCGGTTACATTTCCAGTCACATCACCGGTTACATCGCCGGTTATATCACCGGAAATTCCGCTGGAAACGGTCAATTCCCGTATTCTCACAACCCCAAGGTCGCAGTCTTCTCTCCAAGCCATATTCCACCTCTTGTTAAAAGGGGGCATTATAGCCCCCTGTTGTAATTAAGCAGCGTAGCAGTACAGATCCAGCATGGACACCGGCTTGATAACCTCGTAGCCGAACACCTGGAGTCCCCGCATGAGCTGACCGAAGTCATGGGGGTTGGGGAGGATTTCGTTCTTCACAAGCTGAGAGGCAAACGTCAGCGCGCTCTTGTGCCCCATCAGGACGTGGAAAGCCTCATTTTCCCCGTCGGTAGTATGTGCAACGTTATTGGACGAATACAGCGTCCACCTGTCGATCATGCCGAGCCGACCGTTGCGAAGAACGGACTTACTGTCTCCGGTCAAAGAAGCATCCTTGAGATCGGAAGTCTTGATCCGAGAAGCCATCCATGCGGGGATTACCGCCCATCTGTCAGTCTCGGGAACATTTTGTTCGTCAAGCACCTGCCCGGCCTGAACCAGCACGTCGATGACGTTGCTCTTGGTAACTTCAACGGGCGAACCGGTAGTACCGAGATTGATCCCGGAAGAGATCTTTCCAGCTGTAGTACCCGCATTGCTTGCATCAACATCACCATAGATGTCGTTCAAGATTTTATAGTCAATCTTGACCTTCATCTGTTCTGCTGCATCCTGCCCCCAGGCATCCATGAAGTTGATATCGGACTGCTTCTTGTCAACATCAGAGATATTGACGTTGTAGTAATACCCCTTGTCGATAAGCAGTTCTACGTTATCAGATTCAGGGTTCTGCACATCAAGGCTCATTCCCTTCTGGTACTCGGATATAACGATGTCCGGTACTGTGCGGATATACACCTTATCGCCATACTCGGAGATTTCACCTTCATAATCCGTGTTGGCGATCTGTGCAAAGACTGTTGCCTTGTAAAACTTTTCAAGGAGCTTGCCGCTCCAAATTTCAGGGATATAGGTTCCGCTCAAAGAGGGAACGCCCAGTGCTACGGGAAATGCCATTATGTCATCCTCCGGGCGAGATTCGCCCTACAAATCGTTATTGCGAGGAAGATAATGGCGGGGTTTTGTTATTGAGTTATTCTCCCCTCATTTGCCGCAAGAGAAATATCTCTCGATACTGCACCCGCCTCTTCCTCGGAAGTGATCATCTTTCCTTTGAACGAGAACGGGAAACGATTTGCCGCAGACTTCTTGTAGAAATCCGCAATATCCCCACGGCTGTATGTTGCCTGCTGAGGTACATTCCCGTTCGGGTTCGACACGGAGCGGGAGGGGGCAACCTGAGACTCTACGGGAGGACGCTTCTTTGTGGGCTTTTGCTTGCCGGGCCATGCCTCGAAAATGCTTGCAACACGCTCTACATCCAGCGCGTTCTGTGCAGATTCAAGGATCGACTGCCGTGACCATCCGGAAACCGGGTCAACCTCGCCAAGCCACTCAAGGAACGAGGGGTCAGCGTTTTGGTCTTTCCAGTCAGGAATTTTTTGCTCAAGCTTGGACCAAAAAGACTCCTGTTTGGTCTGGTTCTGGCCCTGGACGACATCGCCCATAGCCTCTTTGAGCCTGGCAATCTCAGCCTTTTGCGCCTGATACGCCCTTGCAAGCTGCGAAAACTCTTCACCGTATTCGTCAAAAGCATCCGGGTTGAGGTCGGACTGTTCCGGTGTCTCTTTCTCCTGCTGCTTCGACTGCAACTGCTGGTTCATCGCCTGGACTTGCTCGCGCATCTGCCGCAATTCAGCATGAAGCCTTGGTACCTCGTGGTCATATTTGCCCTTCAAGGTGTTGTATCTGTCCTTCCATTCGTCTCTTGGTGCTTCCGGTTCGGGCTTTGATTCGGGAGTCTCTTTTGGCTCGTCAGACGTATCTTTCGGGGCCTCTTCGTGGGTATCCATCTTGTTCTTGTCTGATAGCTCTTTAGAGATTTTTTCTGCCCTATCCACTTGCCTCTGAACCGCCTCTGGTAATCCGCTCATACAACCTCCTTGGGTCCAATTTCAGTTTCCATGACGGGCTGAAACGGGTGTCCAACGGTCTAAAAGTTTACTGCTACCCCCGCCGCACAATGTCTGACGAGGAATCCCAATCCAACAAAATTTCTCGAAGCGCCTGAACACGGCCCTGAAGGTGTCGTGTCGCAACTTCACTATGTTCACCGATCAGCTTTTCCATCTCCCGGTGCATGTTCCGCTCTATCCAACTACGAACCTCCTGCCCGGAAAAGGTCTCTCCGACCGAGTGCAACGCTTTGAAATCTTTCTTTACTGTGTCCATGCTCACTTAGTGCTTGACTGTTGACAAACCAATGGGCATGATTGAGATCATAGGGGTGTGGTGTGCCGATTTTGGGAAAGAAAAAACTAAACCGCTTGATCCCCGTTCACCGCGCCTGCCGGATTGATCTCCCTGCCCTGGGGCATCGCCTGCTGTTGTGGCTGCATCATGGCCTGCGATTGCTGCATACGATTACGCTGCAACATCTCTGTTTCAGTCGGGACAACATCGTGGATGTCCAACCCGTCGAATACCTGCCTGAGCAGTGAGGCGAACCCATCAACTCCGACCACCTGCATCACCAATGGATTCATGACCACCTGCAAGGCTTCATTTCGCCTAACAGCCTGCTGCTCCCTGGCAATCAGTGAGCTGGACCCCCTGGCAAAAACCCTGATGTCTCCGGCATAGCCATTAAGTTCTTCCGGCCGGTAAAGCTGTAGCCACTCCACAAGGGACTGGATGGACTTGCGAACAATGCCGAAATCGATGTTCCTGACCACCCGCTTAATCCCTCTCGTTGCGTTATTCATCATCATCGAGAAGCCGGTAGCCGTAGAGAGCGCACCCGTGGACCCATTATTCGATCCATAAGCGTATTTGGGGATGCCACTCTTGGTGTCTGCTTCGGAGCTGAAAAATTCGTAAACCTTGAGCAATTCGGAGATGAAGGGATTCGGCTGGAAAAACCATACCGGGGGCGTAGAGCCAGCACCGGAAGCAGCCCCGCCTCTCGATCTGTCTACCTGCCATATTTTCCATGGATACAACGCGGTAATATCCTCGCCTGCCGGAAGCTGACTCACGTCAACCCCAACCTGTGGACCCGAGGCGATAGCCATATTGTTGACCAGATTGCGTGCAGAAGCGTTGCACGCCTGCTGGCTGTCCTTGATTATCTCCGGGAGCCCAAGGCCCCAAAAAGACCCCTTTCTGTCCCTAAAACTGGCTTTGTAGTACGGCTTCTTCCCGAGAGGATCTGGGTTGAACGTACACTTGACGACCCACCTGCCTATGAGCCATATTTCTACGGCGTAATCCTTGACAGGATCAGGGATCAGTTCAGGGTCCATGCCGTATTCCAGGAGCTTCAGGCCCTGCACGTTACCCCAGAATTGCAGAGCGTCCAACTTCTTGTCAGGGGAAATGTCCTTGCGGTACTTGCCTTCGAGGTGATCACGAGACGTCCCGTTCGTGTCGAAAATCCAGTCAGACAGCCCTCCCTGCCCATGCTCGCGGAGAACCTCGTTGATTGCATCGGAATCATACCCGTCAACGTCGATCAGGCCCTGCAAATCGCTTCTGGATAGCGTGTGCCGCTCGATCAGGTATCCATCGTTGACGTCTGACGCATTGGGCGCAGGATAGATGTCCCAGGGACTAGGAGCGTCCCACGTAATAACAAGTTTGTCCTGCGTCTCTGCTTCACTACCGTTCCAGACCATGACAGGCTTTCTGCGTATAACAGGGCCCTTCATAAACCCGGCAGGATACCGCACAATGTCAGAAATGGAGTCCTTAAGGGATTGTTCCCACCCGGATTCCTCCACCTCGTCCTGAATGGTTGTTTCCAGCTTGGAGATTTCTTCCTTGGCCTTCTTCCTGATTTCTTCCTGAAACCCTGCTTTGACCTCTTCAGCCCGTTGCTGCATGAGCTGTTCGAGCATTTGCATGGCCGTTTCCATGTCCGGAACCTGGCCTGCATGGACCAGCGAGACAACTTCTCGCCGGGCCTGCTCCACCGCTTCCTGTTTGGCCCTTTGTTCGAGTTCCTGCTTGACTTGCGGGGGGAGATCCGGCTCCGGGGAATCGTCGATTCCAAACGCATACCCGTCAGCGGGCAATAGAATCTCTTCCAGCCACGCCTCGGCCATGGTGCACTTTTCGTCAGTGAGCATCATGAAAACGGTTGTCCCGCCCTGTTTCTTGATCTGCTCCAGGGTTATAGGGTCGTACTC